CCACAATGTCTGAAAGTCGCTTGCTGACATAGTTAACAATGGCATGAGAGGCTCGATACCAATTTGGGTAAAAAAATCGTGCGACCCCTCCTTGCACATCGCATCGAATTGATTAACCTTTTCTTTATGAATGTCAACATTAATCACACTCGGATTCTCGTCATCACGAACTAACCAAGTAGCTGCAAGATTGATCAAGATATCCCGATGAATTACAGTATCGTTTCGCTCTCTGATAATGTGAATATAAGTAGCTATCAATGCTGCGTTCTTTGGATTAGATAACCCGGCAGATAATGCAAGATCCATCTTTTCAAGAATCAAATTCAACTCATTACCTGACAATCCGCTGCTCAATCTTTCCATGAGCGCCATTACCATTGAGAATCTTTCAATCGGTAAGTTAACCTCTTTCGGAAATTTGTAATAGGTTCGACCTGACTTGCTGAATACCTTTACGAGATTATCGAACTTTGATTTGCGTTTGAATATGTTTTTTATACTTACCATTTTTGATCAGGACATTCCTCCTCAGTTAGCCTTGTTTTTAATTTAATAAAGCAGCCGCATAACCCACAACTCAATCCATCACGATGTGAACAATGCTTGCAGATAGCTTGCCGATTAGCTGCCATCTCCCTCGTTGGTTTATTATCGGTGATCCAATACCATGCACCTTTGATTACTTTCTCCGCTAAGGTCATTCAGTCGCTGTTAGATCGTAAGTTACATATTCGCCTCCGATTGCTTGAACCTTAACTTCGATGCAAGTCTGATTCACTAAGTTGATTTTAAATATTACCCGATCGGTTATGTTCACGTTCTCAACTTCCTCAACTACCCAAAGTTCAACGTATGTTCCTGATGGCAATTCGAGCGGATCGAATACGAAATCGCCATCAACAGTTCTTCCAGTTACGATCTGCCCGACATCATTCACCTCAGCATTGACATAACCAATGAAGCCGGTAGAAAGGATCTTAAAGTATAACCTAAGCTCAGTACCCTCAGGCAGTAAAGTATCGCCAACGATTAACTGTTCGGCACATTTTGGGATAGTTTCGCCATCAAAACAGGCGGTACAGATGCTCATTGTTTATTGATTTGTGTGTAAAGATATACCTCTGAATTCGTGTCGGTTCTTTCAATGTTTATTCGATCAATCGTGAATCCCAACTTCATCAATTCTATATCGGTCTGCTCATCGGTTATGAAAGTATTGATCAGATTATTGACGTGCATCCCGTATTTTGCGCTGTAAACTGTCAACGGCTGGTTAGGAATGTACATCTCAACTATATCTGCGATCGAATCAATCTTCATTGCTCAACGTGTATTTGATTAGTTTTGAATAAATGATTGATCAAATGTAAAACCTTTTGTCGATTTTTTGCAGATAGGTTCGATTTTTTTTCGCTGATAAGATTGTACTCCTTTTGAAGATCGTTTAAGTCTTGTTGTGATAGGTTGATTTTCTTTTTCATTTCACGAATGTATTAATAAAATAGCGAAAACAATCGAGGAAGTCAGAACGCTGCTCCATCTTATCCCGATTCTTTTTCATTATCTGCCCTTCATTGTTTACCTCAACGAGTTTGCAATCTGCGATTAAGTTGATACACCTATGCGAGATCTTAACATCCTTCTGAATGAGTGCCATGTTACAATCAGTCCTGCTCGATTCATGTGTTGGATTGGCAGGAAGTAAGAACTGAGCCTCGTTCAATCCTAAGAGTGATTGAAGTTGTTTGTAGTTCGAATAATGATCTCTTAACGATATCTGCCCATTACCTCCCAACTTATCGCCTGTGATCTTAATCAATCCTTTTTTGCCCTCAGGAATCCGAGCCTTGATAGCATCAGCCATCTTGAATAGATCGCCTTTCTGAATCGATACCTCGTCATAGATCCAAGATGAACGACCTGATATCTGCCCGAATATAGCACAGAAAGGATTTATATTAAAGTCAATCGAAACAATGATCGGTAAATTAGGATTGTAATCAATCAGAGCGACATGCCTACTTTCGTCAAATGAATGCAGAAACGGATTGTCAGCCGATTTAACAGCGTTCCAATCTCCAAAGAGTAATCTATCCCGATCGTAAGGTGATAGCTTCTCTAACTGCCTTTTGTAGTTTTCTTGAAAGACTGGATCAGGATTATCAGTTAGCAATGCCCGAACTACTGCCTCATGTGGTTTCAATATTATATCGTTGTTCGCTTTGTCTTTAACGAATCGAGTACGAACCCAATCATAACCCGGATTCGCTGCCATTAGAACAGGCTGCTTATTATTAATCAGGTTGTACCTTATACGGCTCGTAACGATCTCAACGTATTTTTTTGAGCAACCGTTTACCTCATCAAAGAAAGCATCTGTAATTTCCAATGAACCGAATTGATACCCATCAGGATCACTTGAGTTATGTTCCAATGGTTTCATATAGATCTGACTGCCATTGCTAAAGTGAATTACATTCGTTTGCCCGTTGATCTTTACTGTGATGCCTTGTGGATTAGATGAAAAGTACTTCTGCCAAACGATATTGAATGTTTCAAGTGTTGAGGTCTTTAAATTAGTCAATGTATCACGACCAATCAATCCACGAGTGCCGGGATAGAATAGTCTTCGCATAATTTGCCAACCACAACCCAAAAAAGTTTTGCCTCCACCAGCTCCACCACCATAAAGTACATCGGTTACATTCGGATCGTATTCAAGTAGTTCAATCGCTTCCCATTGACGTGGGCTAAACATTAGGATCTTTGAGGTGTTTTAAAAACTCGTGATAGTCGGGCAAATGAACATTATTTTGCATCTCGACATATTGCTTAGCCTTACCATAAGCCCGATCCAATAGCAACTCAGCCGCTCTAACATCGCCTTTAATCGCTTTACTTCTCATTGCCATAAGTATTGCCTTTGCAGCTTCAATCCCATCCTTATCCTCGCCCAATACATCAGCTAACATCAGATCAAGATTAGGTATCTTTCTCGGTGCGCCTCTTGGATTCCCACTTTTGCCTTTGACAAATGGAATCGCTCCTTTAGGTGTTTCTCCTTTTTTAAACGGCATGATGTTTTAATTTAGATTGGCACTTTAAACGAATATAAATAACCACTTGTTACTTAGAATCATTTTATAAGATTTAAAAATTCGTTTCTTGGTTTCGCATCTGTTTTAAACACACCTAGCATTTTGGAAGTCATTGTCCAAGTATCATGTTTTTTAACTCCCCTCATGCACATACATAAATGTTGAGCCTTTAAAGTAACTGCTACACCAAGTGGATTCAATTCATTTTGTATTCTTTCAGCTATTTGTGTTGTAATTCTTTCTTGGTTCTGAAACCTATTAGCGTATAAATCTACACATCTGGCTAATTTACTCAATCCTACGATTTTATCTATAGGTATGTATGCAATATTAGCCACACCAAAGAAAGGCGCTGTATGATGCTCACATAAAGAATAGAAAGGTATGTTGGTCTGTAGTATCATTTCATCAGTACCTTCTGCATCAAACGTAGTAAAGTTAAATTCCTTTGGTTCAAGAAATTCTCGCATAAATTTAATGTATCTTTTTGGTGTTTCCTTCAATCCTTCTCGATCAGGATTTTCTCCTAAAGAAAATAAGATTTGTTTAAAGTGCCATTCAGGTGTGTTAGGAATTATACTCCCGTTTTCTTGTTCCATATTTCAATGTGTAAACGATTAGTAAATTTAATAAAATTACTTTTCGATAATTCAGCAACAATCTGTTTTGATTCATTTAACAATTCTTGATTTTCGCCTGATGGCATTAACCAAATTTTATCTTTATTAATATGGATCAAATAAGTGTTTTTTATTTCTTCCCAATCTTCAATATTACTTAAAACAAATTTGAATTGAGTATTTAATTGATTCAATGTTTCAATAGTTTTTTGATTGAAATAAACATATTTACTATTTCCACTATTTGATAATTTCGGGGAACAATTCCATTGATTGATTCTTTCTTGTAAATAACTGCATGGTTCAATTGTTCCATTAGTTTCAATTTCAATAAATGTATTAGGAATTAAATTATCTATGTATTGAATGAAATGAATAATTGCTTCTTGCTGCATTAATGGTTCGCCTCCAGTAATAATCAAATGAGAATTATTTTTTAAGGCATTAATACATTCCTCATCAAGTATATCTTGAACCTCTTTGCTTTGAGATTTCATCCATACTTCAATTGTATCACACCTCCATGTGGCATTGTATAGTTTACCATCGTTCTGCGTACCCATTCCTCCACACATTAAGTTACAACCTCCTAACCTAACGAATACAGATGGATACCCGCTTGTTATTCCTTCGCCTTGTATGCTGTAAAATACTTCACTTACTGCTAGTTTCATAAATTATGTTTGATGATTTAGTTTCTCTTAATTCAATTTTATAAATTGGAAGTTTAGTTTCATTTGTGATTCTTGTGAATAACCAAACAGCCATATTTTCTGCAGACGTAACAAATGGAAGTTTCAAGTATGGTTCATTTGCCAAATCTAATATCTCGCACAATGGATCTTTTTCATAAAGCAGAAACCAATGGCAATGCTCTTTAATTATTGGTTCAACAAGTGAATCAATATCTGAAAATAAGAAAGTAATACCACCTTCATTTATCATATCAAATTTAAAGTAGCAAACAACATCATAAGTATGTCCATGTATTCTACCACATTTAACTCCTCCTGCCGGGTTACGATGTGCTGCATAGAAATGATATTTCTTTTCAATTACCATAAAGTAAATTTAAAATGTAAGATTCTTCATGCCAAATATTTAGTTCCTCTCCTACATAGTTGTTTGACATAATGTAGCCTTCCAATTTTCTACCTAGGTCAGACTTATAACTAATTTCCGGATGTTGCCTTAAACTATTTATTGTATTGTTTATGACCTCCAATGCATCAAAGGAATTAAATGGAGTATACAATCTATCCTTAGGTATAAATTCTTTGAAGCTTCTAAAGTTTGGATAAACAATATCAGCGCCAAATATTGTAGCTTCAATAACAGTCCAACTAACATAGTCTTGCAATGAGGAATTGAATTGTATTTTACATTCTGACAATTCATTATAGTATTCCTCTTTGCTTAAATTTGATAGTAGTTTAAATCTCGGTTGAATAATACTAAAATTGTAAAGATCTTTTATGATATTAGGTAAGCTACTTCTAAATTCTTTTGCTGATGTGGTTACATGCCATTCCCAATCTAAATTGTTATCTAAAAATAATTTGGCAACCTCAAGCATAAAGTATGGATTCTTTTCTTTGTCTAAACGACTACTGAATAGAATAACATTCTTTTTAGGTTTGTTGCTTTTAATTTTATTTTCAGTTTGTATTTTGTTAATTGGTAATGATACAACATGAATTGGTGATGTAAATCCTGCCGATCTTAGTTGTTGTTTATGTATTGTACTTGCAACAAATATACCTGATAGCCTTTTATCTAAACCTAGTTCGTAGTGCCTCATCCAATAAGCCATAGAATGTGTAAAATCATATTCATCTACTGATTGTGCGTGCACCATTGCGTATATCTGCACCTTGATATTGTATAGATCAAGTGCGTATAAAATACTGCTGAATCCTGACGTCCAAAAATCTTGAAGATATATTACGTCTCCATTCTTTACCATTCCAGATGATATGTAATCTAGAAACTTATTGCATTGTGATAAACTATATTTACCTCTACCAATTGCATCCAGTACTACACCTACATTTATTTGTTGCTCATTATCGTATTCACCTTCTACTTCAATAAATTCAACAGGATAATCCTTAAAGGTATCAGGCATCCATTCCTTACATAATTGATATGTATATCTAGATTTTAAAGGTTCTAAACTAAAATACCAAATAGTTTTCATAAAGATACAGTTGCACCGTTTTCGTTATCTTCTAATACTGTAACTGAATTTGCATTGAACTTTAATAACAATTCTTCTGCAATTGTTTCGCAACTTTTATTTCCAAGCATTACTGGTTGTTCACCAAAATATTCTAATACCTTTCTTTTGAAAATTATAATTTCTATATCTCTATCATTATGCTCCACCTTTTTAGTAAGTGTAATATGAAAGATATGTCTATGAGGATATCTAAGAAAATTAACTTCCTCTAAATTGCAAGTACTCCATTGATGGATGCCTTCTATTTGTAATTTAATTACGATTTCTTTTTGCAAAATTTTCATAGGTCAAAGTATTTTTTTCAAGTTCTTCATTTACAAATAATATATCCCGGATATCAGAAGTTTTGGCACATGCTAAAAATAAATTCAGTCCTCTCTTTTTGCAGTATTTTTGATATTCGATGTGAGCAACCATACTCAACATTGTAGCAATTGAATACAGTCCTTTATGATTATCTAAGTTACTAAATTGTTTTGGTGTAACTTTAAATTTATCCAACAACTGTTTTATTTGGTTTGGCAAAGCAATCTTCTTTTTAAGAACATCAATATATCGAGGACCTTTCATCCCTTCTTCAAAGTAACGTAAGATACCAAATACTTGAGATGCCTGCACCCAACTACTACTATCAACACTATGTAAAGGTAATTGTAACATATCAGGAAACTTAACAAAACCTAATCCATGCATCAATGCCTTTGTATTCTTATAAACGTCTTGATATCTTTTCTGCATCCATAGCCTATAGCTTGTTACCCCACCTGCTACACAGATATGAGGATTGTTCTTAACTGCTTGGTATAAGTACGAGTAGTCGTTATCATAAGTAGTAAATACAAACATTGGATTGAGATTCCTTTTGAGCATCAATTCATAGTTATCCTTACTTGCTTGGTGGTTATTTATTACGTCTAGCATTACATACTTTTCTGCATACTGTCCATACGTTTCTAGGAACTTGCAGTAGTTATCTAGGTTCAACCAATCCATTTTACCATTAGTTGAATTAAACAAAGTAAAAGCACCACTATCAATCATGATATTGGTTATACCATCTTTACTAGGACCAAATGTGATATCACATAACTTTTTGGATTTCCCTAAGTAAGCATAACTTACTAATATGTTTAGGTGAGTGTTATTTGACTTCACAACCGCTGTATGGAGTTGAAATAGTGTCCTTTATTAATTGCTCTATTTCTTTTATTTCTCCCAACCAAGCATCAGGAACAATGATTGTTATTACATTATCTTTTCTTTGTTCTGGCGCAGGTAAATTCTCGTCTATGTAATCTAATTGTTGCCAATCTTGGTTTGCAATTACTTCTAGTCCCCAATCGGATAGTTGTTCTGCATCCCATTCATTGGCAAGTGAATCAAAATCCCATTCACCAAATCCAACATTATCCTTAATCAGGAATTGAGCCTTCTGTTCCTCAGTCCAATCGTCTGCAAGAATAACTGGAAGCTGTTTTAATCCAATTTCAATAGCTGCCTTTAATCGCATGTTACCACCCAATACAACTAATTTCTTATCCACGTCAGTAAAACAAACAAGAGGTCTTTTCTCAAGCATCTCAGGAAAGTCTTTCAATGACTGAACCAACTTTGCAAATTTGATGTCCTTAATTACTCTTGGGTTCTTTGGATTGGATTTTATTTCTGATATGTTTCTGTAAATCATTCAGCAAAGGTATACTTTTTTTATTTCAAACATTATTCTCCAACTTATCAATTGCCTCACGAAGTAAATCAACCTTCATACAAGCAGTCATGTATTCTTTGTGGAGGTTTCTTATTTCAATTGGAATAGGTTTTACTTTTTCTCGGTCTACTATGATATCAACTATAAATGGCTCACGAGGATTGCCAAAGTATTGTTTTACAAAGAAGCTTATTGTAAATAGTGATAACTTGTATTTGTCGGCTAGTGCCTGATCACTTGTATGATTACAAACAAAGTCCTCAATCATCTGACCTACTCTTTCGTATCTGTCAGGAAATTTAGCCTTGAAATTATGTACATTCATTTTCATTTGTCCCATGATTATTGATTTTTAGTGTTGTTTAAAATAATGGTTCGTCTTTTTCTACTTCAAAATAACTTGATGCAGTCATTGGTTTATACTGAAATTGTTGTGGTTGATTATTTGAATCAAAAAAGCTGCTCATTGTTTGATTATGATTAAATTCAACTGTTCCGACAGATCCTTGACGATGTTTCTCTAGCATGTAGATAATTTCATTGGTGTATGGTTCTCCTGATTCCTTGTTAAGCCCATAAAATGCCGGGCGATAAATTAGTGCTATTGTATCAGCATCTTGCTCAAGCTGACCTGTTTCCCTGATGTCTGAAACGGCAGGTTTTTTATTTGGTCGTGCTTCAGGGTTTCTATTTAGTTGACAAATTAGCAAAAAAGGTATGCCTAAGTCTTTCTGAGCAGCTTTTAGTGCCCTGCTTATATTGGCTACCTCTTGCTCCCTGTTAGCGCCTTTAAAGCCCTCCATTTTAAGTAATTGTAAATAGTCAATAATTGCCCAATCACAATTCCCTTTTCTATGCTGCTGCCTAATTACTCTGATTGCTTCATGAACTCCGCAACCTGAACGATCATAAACGAGTATTTTCTTTTTCTCAATTTCGGCAATGGTCTGTTCAAAGATTATTTTTTCTGAATGATTCATTTTACCATCCCTAAGTGCGGAAGAATTTATTTGATTATTTGATTCCATCATAACTAACCTTTGAAGTAACTGATCTTTCTGCATTTCAAGATTGATATACACACCCGGTCTGCCTGACTTGACTCCATGAAATAGTGCAAGTGCTGTTTTGCCCGTTGATGGTCTGCCTGCTATAATGATAAATTCATTCTGCCATCCACCTGTGAACTTATCTAAGGCATTTATTCCTGTAATCATTCCGCTTATCTGACCTTTTTCTGCAAGTGCCTCACGTTGGTAGTATGCTTCTCGTCCTTCTTTGGCAAGGTCAAGCATGTTAATGATATCTTCAGAACTATTACCTGTATCGATTAATTCTGTAAGTTGATGAATCAGGCTGTTTGCTTTGTTGTAACCACCTTCATGTGGATTATCACCAATGGCATGTTCAAGAATTATCTTGTTAACTTGTTTGTCAACGTATGCATCAATCAAGACTCCTACATACTCACTAACTGGAGTGAGGTAGGATAAATTACTATTCCATCCAACTACTGTAGCTACACTGAATACAATCTTTTTCAGTTTGGCTTCTTTAGCAATCGAAAGAATGTCAGGTGTTTGTCCTTTTTCAATAACTGATTTGATTAAATCAAATGATATTCTACAAAGTTCATCTGTAAAATGATCAGGAGTTAATCTTGTAGCTATTTCTGTATGATGTCCATTTAATGATAACATCAAAGCAATTACTGATTGTTCGTATGTATTTTCCATCACTTGAAATGTAATCCGTTATCTGATCTTGAAAAGGTAGTTTCTATTTTTGGTTTTATTTGATGTGGTTTATTTTCATAGAGATCAGACCAATTAGATTTTATTGATGCTGATATACCTTGCAAACATTCATCCTTAGATTTATAGATTCTCCTTGCTGTCTTAACAAGTAATTCACAAGCCCTTTCAGTAACTGGTTTTTTTAATTCAGTTCTGTTTCTAAGGAATTCAATAAAAAGAATATTGACCTCTGGATCTGTAAACCAACTATGATTTTCAAAATTAAACCTATCCTTTTGTTTTTTATTTGAATCTTTATATTCATCCTTATCCTTATCCTTATCCTTATAGGCTTCGTGTTCGCTTCCAATTGGCTTCACTTTCGCTTCGGTTTCGCTTCCAAGTCGCTTCGTTTTCGCTTTATTTCCATTGATGTAATTTGTGTTCCCTTTCAATAATACAGGGCGAACTAGAGTCCAAATTGTTTTTGATAATCCTTCTAGTTCTGGATCATTAAAGTTCAATGAGAAATTGAATATTGCATCATAAACATCTGCTTGTACTTCTTTTGGGAGTTCTTTTATGGCTTCATACATGGAACGATAAAAGATGCAAGTATCACGAGAGTCCATTTTCATCTTCTAAAGATTTAACCCATTCATAAATATCTTCAAGGTCATTAAATTGCTTCAATGATTCCTCAATTTCTTCACCATTATCGTAGTTCGTCCATAAGACATAAACATCATCTCGTTTTATATCACAGTTTATTGGCATGTATAAACTAAATGGATAATCTTCAAGCCATAAGTAAGTATAACCACTGTTGCTGTTAACAGATAATTCACCATAGCTAGTTATATCCATTTGCAGTATACGTGCAATTTGTAAGAGATATACTCCTTTTTCGCATTCCCAGTTTGTCATTGTTTCAAAGTGTGTTTTCATATTTTTTTAAATTAAAAAAGCCCTATAAAAGCTGCGGTCGAAGCGGCTTCGATTTCTCTTAGCCTCGCAGCCCTCATAGGGCATAAATGTTTTAGATTAGTTAAGGCTTCGACCTCTTAACTTTTGCTAATATAAGTACTTATTTCAATTTCTGCAAATCATTTACCAATTGATTCGTATTCAATGCTGTGTACCTCAACAAGTTATAGCCAAGCAAGCATGCTGAATTATACTTTTCACAGTTCGAAGTGTAACCTGATTTGGTTTGATGACCTCCATTGCCTGACCTTGTGTTGCCTCCCAATCCCTCGTACTCAATTAGTAGATTCATCTCAGGTATGAAATAGTCAGCCTTCCATCTTCGATCAACATTGAACTTGTATTCTTGAATTAGTTTGTAGTTCTTTTCTTGGCAGAATTTTACCAGTTGAAAGTGAAGATCTGATTTGCTCATAGGATTACTCTTGTTACAACACGAACTTTGCCATGATTTACCGATGTTACCCGGCTGCAATCAACTCCATGAGATCGGCAAATTTCAATGGCTTGTTCAAGTGAGATAGGATTAACTGATCTAATCTCAGGCTCTGTAAACTTATACTCTGGTTTATTTATACCATGGTTTATTTTGAATCGTTCACCGACTACATAAAGACCTTTATCAATCTTTTCCAAACTGTCTGCCTTTAACAAGTGCCTAATTGTTGGTTCTGCTTCCCAACCTGAATCGGTTAGTTTCTTTGTTAGCTGCTTCCAAGTAACTGTCCTGTTACCAATAGAATGTAATATTTCGTTTAGTCCCATGTTGTTAATAGTTAAACTTGAAATCAATTATTCTGATAGTACCATGTGAGCCTTCTCCTGTCCTGTTTACAGTTACTACACCTCTAGTTTCTAATTCTCTTAATACCTGTGCAAAGTCTTTTATTCTTGACTGCCAAATATGTTCTTGAACAAAATCATCTTGTCTTTTAATCCAAACTCCAACACCAAAATGGGTTCTAATGTTTTTGATTAATACAACAGTTCTGCCTCTAAAATTACTAAGAGAATCATTAAAGTTTGGCTTCGGAGATTCCAGTTCAAACTTATCTTGAAAAATCATTGTTTCGTTAATCTCATCAACTGTAAAAGTGATTGTTATTAGTTTGTTTTGATCGATTGTTATTTTCATGGTTTTGGTTTTTGGTTTTATAATTCATCAAGTATTAGACTTTCAATATCCATTATCTCAGATATTTTAAGTTCGTCTATCAATTCTTCTTTATCACATGTTATTGATAGTATTTCAATCTCAGGACCTGATCCCGGGTATTCTCTAGTTTCAGGTTCGCCATTAGTTATCTCACAATAAACCTCGTATACTTCACCTTTGAAATTTACATTTATCGTATCTCGATATGTTCTCATGTTATTGTTTTTTAAATGTTTGATTGTAGTATTGTTCTCCATTTGCTCTTTGATCTTCATCATTCCATCCGTTATTTGAATAAGCCTCAATGATTTGATCCTTTTCAAGTTCTTTGGCTTGTCTTATCAATCCCATAATTTCAATAAAGTTCATACCTTTTTTTAGGTTATGTTCTAGCCAATTAATTGCTGTCTGGTTTTTCATAGCTTTTCAATTTCTTGTTTTACCTCAACCCAATAATCCATTGTAGATATAGGGTCTGTGTTTAATGGATTTGAATGTGGGTTTGCTAAAATGATTTGATCGACTGCAATTAAGGCGCATTCTTTTGAATATTTATTTTTGTAAATAAGAATGTCATCTTTAATATTTGTTGCCATTTTGCCAACTAAGTATTTCGCTTTTTCTTGTGGTGTCATAAGTGCTTTGCTAGTTCTTTATCAATTTGTTCCTGAGTGATCTCTGATTTGATTTCTGCTAAATGAAAGGCAAGTAGTTGATTGGTTATTACCTCAATCCAATAGTAAGTGTTCGACTTAAAGATTCCAGAATTATCAAATACAAACTTTTCTGCCTGCTGCCTTGCTCGTTGGTTAGTATTCATGCTTGGAAAATTGCCTTTAAGATTGCTTTTAAGGGATCGGCATGAACACCCACGTAATTCTTTTCATCTGTGATTAAATAGACGTTGTATTCTTCTGCTTTGCCCTTTGGTTTTTCAATGCCAACAATGAATGATTTATATTCTACTGATTCTATTTCAAGTTGGTTAATTGTTAGCTGTTCAAATTCTTCTATTGTCATGATTTCAAGTATTTAATTAGTTTGGATTTTACGAGTAATTTGATTTCTTCAACTTTGCTAACAGGTACTCTGAATGCAATAGTTGTTGTTGGTTCGTTGTATTTAGGTTTAGCACCCGCCCCTTTGCGAGTGCCGCCTCTGGTTGGTTTTATTTGTTTTTGCATTCCCATTTTAATCGGTTTAAATCTGTTTTCTTTGGCTCGTCATTATGATAGATAGCATCAACTAAATACATATTTGAAGTCGTTACTGTCCATCTCTTGCGAGTAACTGGGCTTTCGTAGGTTACTTTATAATGCCCGTAACCTGATGGCATAAATGTGAAGTCTGATCTTTGAATTGAGGTTTTCATGTGTTTTAGTTTTATAAAATATTTCCTTCGTCAGCGAATGAATAGTAACTTTCTTTGGTTAGTATCAAGTGATCAAATAATCTTACGTCCAATAAAGCAAGACCATCTTTTACTTGCCTTGTTAACTTACGATCTGATTCAGATGGATTCAAATTACCTGATGGATGATTGTGTGCCAGTATTATTGATGTTGATAAGGATTCTACTGCATACTTGGCAATTATCCTAACATCAACTACAGTTCCGGTGATTCCCCCTTGACTTATTTTAGCAAATCCAATTGTTAAGTTTGCTTGGTTGAGCATTAGTATAAAACTGCTTTCAAAGATCTCAATATCATCATCGTAAAATCTACTGATGAAATCATAGGCTGCCCTACTTGAAGTTATTTTCTCCTTTGGAAAATCGCTTTGAATCTTTTTAAGTTGATATTGGTTGATTGTTTTCATGTTTTTAGTTTTAGTTAGTGTAGCCTCCACCATTTGCAGAGGCTTGTTTGGTTGGTTTGTGGATCACCTTAATTTTTTTATGTTGTATTTGTAGTTATTGATCAATGCTTGATTTTTGTTTTGTATTGCTTCATCAAGTTTTTGTTGCCACATTTCTATTTGTTTTTCTTTTCTTGTTACTGGCTTTTCTTTTCTTGGTAAATCAGTATCAATATCTAACCTAATATGTGATTTTATCACTTGTCCATTTACATCAACTTTTTTAATTGAAATAAAATATTCTTTGCCGTCTCTTGTTACTATAAATCTTTCATTTAGTGAATAATGTTTTTCGGTAACAGTTTCAACTTCTTTTACTATATCAGTTGCTAATGTTAATTTTTCTATTGCTTGCTTAACTTCGATTGTCATGATTTTAAGTTTTTGTCGTTGTTTGGTTCACAAATATAGAAAGATTAATTGATTATGCAAACTTTTTCCTAATTATTTTGAAAGTTTTCTTGCATCCATTGTCTACATTGTATTACACGATCATTTATTCTTTGTATGATAGCCTCATCACGTTCAATATTGAACTCAAACACTCTTTCTTGCACCGGGATATCGTCGTATTTACCAAGCATTTGTATTTCTTCGCTTATTTCTTGGAACTCCTTAGAGGATTCATCTGGGCATCCTAGCTTATACCAAGTTGATTTTATCTCACTTTGAATCAAGTTCTCAGGTGTGTTAACTAAACAATAAGCAACAACAGCAGACTTTGCGCCTGTCAATGCCATATAGCCATGCAATTGATAGAAATAGTCTTTCTTTAAATCATCCTTAGAAGCCTTTAGGAATGTGATCAAATCCCAACTGCATTTGGTATCAGTTACCACCTCACTCTTTAATATGTCCCATTCGCCAGTTATGAAGTCATTGCTCATCCTCGCCTTGTTGTTCACGAAATAATCCCGTTTGAATTTTGAATATAGTGTGATTGCTTCCTCCTCCATTGCAATTCCTTTTTCTAGGTACTTGGAAGTTGTATCTCTGCTTCTGCCATACTTTACTTTGGCATAAATCTTTATAAGTTCATCAATGCAGGTTGAGGAAAGAACCTCGGATTTACTCCGAGGGTCTGTCATAATTTTACCAAGTGAACTACACCTGAATAATACTTTACTGAAATCCATTATTTAGTTTCTAAAAGGTTCATGTATTTATCTTGAAATTCCTCTTGCAATTCTGCAGGAACATCGGCAGAATATCCATCCAATTCAATCGTTGATGTCGCTGATTCGATCAAGGCTTTCATGCGCTCAATCTTTGGATCGGGTTTCATTTCCTCGTGGTCAATATACTCAACCTCATTACCTAGATAATCCTTAATAACTGCCTGATCAATTCTAACAGCAGTTTGCATTTCAATTGATAATATACCCCACTTTGATAAGGTAGACTTTAGAACAGTCTTTTTTGCCATCTCGTCAAAGTTTGAACTCCAAGGTGATGAACTACCATTGAATGACTTTGAATATTTTTTGCCATGTTTAGTTACCTTATCAATTGTCCAGAAGCTAGTTTTTTCAAATCCGTTAACCAATCTGAAATAAGCTACATAACCAACCACCTTTCCATCTCCCGGTATTGAGAAATCTGCCTTGATTTCTTCGGTCAAAGTATTAAAGGATTCAAATTGGTTTTCGTATACTTCAATTACATTAATTGCTGAATACTGCCCTGTTCGCTGTGCTAGTTGGACGAGCCCTTTATATCCAATTTGAAATTGAGCAGCCTTGCCATAAGGTACAATGTAGGCAAATCCTAGGTTCTGATTAATCGGCAAATCCAAAGTCGCTGCCATCAATGCAGAATTATAGATGCTGATCGGATCGGCATTCTTTAACATTGAATTGTTAGCTGTAATTTGAACGATTGAAGCTAGGAATGGAGTTGCTTTCTTGCCAAGCATTTCTTGAAATCTATTCTTAACAGATTCCTGCTCAAAGAATGATTTGATTGAATTGGTTTGTTTTGTGGGTGTGTTTTCCATGTTGTTTAGTTTACTTGTTTAAAAGGTCAAAAATTGCGAACATTGCACAGTTGAGCATTACTCCTACTATGATAGCTGCAATAAACATAAGTGCTACATCAAGTTTTGTTGGTTCGATTGGTTTTAGATTGTTTTGCATACAATTGTTTTAAAAGGTTTACGCAAAGATAAAGCAAACGAATTCATATATCCTAATTATTTTTATAGGAATATTCAAAATAATTTTCTTTACTTTGCAAAATGAAAGAGAAACAACCATTTAGCCTCCAAATATGGAAGCTAAGAAAGCTCAAAGGAGTAACACAGCAACAAGTAGCCAATGCAATGGGTTATTCCAATGCCTCGTTTATTAGTCAAATAGAAACAGGACGTGAGAATATTACACCTAAATTAGCATTTGAATTACTAAAGGCAATAAAGGACTGCCACAAGGTAAACCAACTTAAAATTAAAGCACGATGAAAGACTACCTAGTTATCGGAATACTTATTTTCTGGGCTGCAATGATTTCGATTCTTACTTCTAAACGATCAAGAAAAAGGAGTGAGAATAATGATAGTGATGAGTTTTATGAAGGTTAGGGTGCTGTTATAACCAGTGCTTTTGATATGTAAAGAAAATTGCCAAAACCTATACACGTTGTAAAAACATATAAAGAAAAGAAGTAAAAACTATACACATGATATTTAATAGAAAATATTGGAAAATTGTCAAATGGCTAATTGCCATGAGAAAGAAACATAACACTTACTCATTCAAACTGCTTTGCTCTGGTCATGAAATAATTATTTATGTCGAGGGGTCAGAAAGTAAAGAAGATGAACTTAGGATGTCGATTTTGTAGCATTGGTTATAACGTTTTGCATCTATATTTAGTTGC